TGGCGAGCGGGGACAATATCACGGAGGGTGTGAACCTGATTAATGAATGGCTGGAGTATGACGATGGGCAACCGATCGGGATTAATAACGAACCGATTTTGTATGTGAGTAGTGATTGCCGGAATTTGATTGATTGCTTGCGGATGTGGACGGGCCAGGACGGGTTGAAGGGCGCGAGTAAGGACCCGATCGACACGCTGCGGTACGCGGCGCAGGACAAGATTGAGTATATGGACCCGGCGTTGGTGGGGAGCTGGGGAGGGGGGAGTTATTAGCCGCGAGAGAACGCAAAGAACGCAAAACAAGCCATGAATCAGAGTGAGAAAGAATGCCGAGTCACGCGCCCTGCGTTGAGCTATCACGGGGGAAAATGGTTGCTGGCGCCCTGGATTATAGAGCGGTTCCCGCCGCACCGGGTGTATGTGGAGCCGTTTGGAGGTGGGGCGAGCGTGTTGCTGCGGAAGGTGCGGGCGTATGCGGAGGTTTACAACGATATGGACGATGATGTTGTGAATTTCTTTAGGGTGCTGCGGGACCCGGTGAAGGCTGAGCAGTTGCGAGATGGACTGGTGAATACCCCGTTTAGTCGAACGGAGTTTTCCGCGGCGTATGAGATCGAAGGTGTGGATGAGGTGGAGCGAGCGCGGCGGATGGTGGTGCGCAGTTTTATGGGATTCGGGAGCGCGTCAACAGGGGTGCATTATTCAACTGGATTTCGGGCAAACAGTAACCGAAGCGGAACAACGCCGGCGCATGACTGGGTTAATTACCCGGACGGGCTGGCGGCGCTAACAGCGCGGCTGCGGGGGGTAGTGATAGAGAACCGGAGTTACGAGAAGGTGATCGAGGCGCACGACGGGGAGGAGACATTGTTCTATGTGGACCCGCCGTATCCGATGTGTACGCGGAACTGTCACCGAGATAGCTATAGGTATGAGATGACAGACGAGGAACACGTGAAGCTATCGGAATGCTTGAAAGGTGTGCGCGGGATGGTGGTGCTCAGTGGGTATCAGTGCCCGTTGTATGATGAGTTGTTCGAGGGATGGAGGCGAGAGGAAAGGAGAACCTACGCGGACGGAGCAGCTCTGCGGATGGAGTGCCTTTGGCTGAATGAAAATGCGGTGGCGAGTTTGTGCGGGCAATTAACGATCGCGGGGATGTGAGGACGGGAGAGCGGAGCGAGGCAAAAGGGAAGGAAAATGGTTATGAGCCAGGATGAGTTTAACCGGTTGCCGGCGTTGCTGGATTATAGCGAGGCGCGGCGTGTGCTGGGGCTCGGGGACCGTGGTTTTCGGGCGCTGGTGGAGAAGCGGCCGCGGATTCGCCGGCGCCTGCCCGGGATGAAACGTTGTAAGTACGTGAAGGCGGAGATCGCAGCGTTGTTGAGCATGGAGTACCGATGAAGGACGAAGAGATCAACCAGGCAATCGCGGAGTGGATGGGGTGGAAGCGAATGCCACAATGCGACTTTGAGACCATCCTCGGAAAGCGTGAGGTGTGGGTTAAAGATGGCCGCCGGTGGTGGAGGAACGACCTGCCGCGATTCTGTAGTGACCTTAACGCGATGCGAGAAGCGATCAAATACGGCGTGAGCAATGGCAAATTGGAGTGGCGACTGTTCCTCCAACAATTAAAGGACATAGTCTGTGCCGATGCGGATGAACCAGTAAACAACGATCCTGAGACTTTATTTGATATGGTGAATGCCTCAGCCCGCCAGCGTGCAGAAGGACTGCTAAGAACTGTTGGAGTGTGGAGGTAATGATAATGAGAAGCGAGGATGTGGTGGTGGATTATGTGGCGCGGGTGTATGGGGTGCCGCGGGCGGTGATCGAAGGGCCGGGGCGGCCGGCGCGAGTGGTGGAGCCGCGGTTCGTGGCGATGTACGTGTGCCGGGAGTTGGGAATGTCGCTGGAACGAGCGGCGGGCGCGGTGCGGCGGAGGGATCATACGACGGCGATGAACGCCTGCCGGCGCGTGGCAGGTTGGATCGAGGTGTACCCCGCGGTGCGGGAGCGGGTGAAGGGAATCGTGGCGGGAGTGAAGAGAAGAGGGTTGAGGGTTGAGGGTTGAGAGCGGTGGGAGGACGGAGGAAAAGCGCCATCCCGACGTGTCGGGACAAGACGCTGGCGCGAATTAGGGGTGGTGCTGTGAGGGTTGGCGAGGTGAAGGAGAAAATATGAACGAGGATAAGTTGGTTGAGGCGGGGATGTCGGGTGAGAAGCTGGAGGAGTTGATCACGGAGTTTATGGGTTGCCACCCGCTGGATAGCGGCGGGTATAACCGGGTGGAAACAGCGGGCCATGGCCAGCTGGCGGTGTGGACGGGGCAAAGTCCGACAGGGAAGAAGCTGGATAGTGTGCTGGGTCCGCTGGGTAGGCAGGCGTTCCCGTTCGACGGGGCGAGTGATACGCGGATTTTCATGGCGGATGAGATTATCCGGGAGTTGGTATCGAGCTGGGTGGTGGCGTTCTGGCGAGCGATGGGCGCGCCGAAGATGAGCATGGACGCGGATGAGGGTTACGTGGTGAAGTTGATCGACCACTTAGCGAATAAGAAGATGCGGGGCGAGTTAATGGCCGCGGTGGAACTGGCCGCGAATTACGGCGGGACGTATGGCTGGTACATGTTGCATCCGCGCTGGGCGACCGAAATCAAGCTGGAGAAGCGGGAGGTGACGCTGGAGGCGCTGAAGAATGTGTTGATGCAAATTTCCGCCTTCGCTTCCTCTGAGGAAGCTACGGCGCGACAAGCCGCCTTCGCTTCTGAGGGACAAGCCGCCGTGGTGGATTTCGAGTCGATGTTGATGGACGAGCGGCGCGAGGGCGAGGCGATGGAGGTGCTGGCGGTGTTGCACGGGATGTACGCGGCGCAGGTGTTGCAGCGGCATAAGATCGAGTTGCCACCGTTATCGAAATCGACGTTGCGGCGTGCGGTGCGGGATTTGCGCGAGACGGGCACGGCGGAGTTGCCGGTGCCGTATGTGTGCCGGGATGAGCCGGAGATACTGGCGTTGAAGCCGTGGGATGAGGTGTTTATTCACCCGGATACGGCGGATGTGCGCAAGGCGCGGGTGTTCCGGCGGGTGTTCATGTACGAATGGGAGTTGCGCGCGAAGATCGTGGAGGAGGGTTGGAGCGCGAACTGGGTGGATGCGGCGCTGGAGCATAAGGGGAAGGTATCGGAATGGGGCGGAACGACAACGACGCCGACGAGCGGCGATTTCAGCCGGTTCGGGGATCGTGGGTATAGCGGGTATGTGCCGCGGGATAATAAGACAGGGTTGGTGGAAGTGATCTATGCGGCGTATCACGCGCTGGACGATGACAATGTGCCCGGGGTGTATCAGACGGTGTTTCACCCGTTAGTGAAGGACCAGTGGGCGAGCCACGGTTTACTGGAGGAGGGTGTGATCCCGTATGTGGCGGGGCAACGGGAGTATATCGCGCCGCAGGTGACCAGCAGCCGCGGGGTGCCGGAGGTGGCGGTGGGTTGGCAGCGTGAAAAGAAGGTGCTGCGTGACGGTGTGATCGACCTGACAAGCCTGGCGGTGTTGCCGCCGTTGAATGTGTATGGCACGGGCATCCAGGTGCGGTACAAGTTCGGGCCGGCGGTGCAAAACGTGGTGCAGCCTGGGCGTGAACCGAAGTTCATGGAGATTCCAAAGAGCGGTGCACCGATCAGCGCGGAGTTGATGGACCGAACGGACCGTGACGCGGACCGTTACTTCGGGCGGATGACGCCGGATATGCCGCCGGTGGTGAGCCAGATCATGCAGCAGCATGACGCGAACTTGTTCCTGGTGACGTGGGCGCGGGCGTTCGACCAGGTGGCTAACTTGTGCCGGATTCACATGACGGACGCGGAGTTCAGCGAGATTACCGGGGCGCCTCCGGGCTGGCTGGAAGCGAACCGGCAGAACAAGGCGTTGTGGACAGCGGATTTGTCGTTCGATGTGCGGGAGTTGGACCCTGAGTTTGTGCTGAAACAGTTGGAGGTGATCAACGCGACGGTGTTGCCGAGCGATACGGCGGGGGTTGTGGATCGGCGGAAGTACACGCGGTTCCAGTTGCAAGCGGTGAACCCGCGGCTGGCACGGGAGCTGGTGATGGAACAGAGCACCGCGAGCCAAGCGTTGTTTGACCAGGTGAATAGCGACCTGGCGCTGATGTTCCTGGGGAATATCCCGCGGTTCGAAGAGATGGACCCGACAGCGGCAACGAAGTTGCAGTATGCGGCGCAGATCATCGCCAATAACCCGAATTACCAGCGGGTGCTGGAAAGCGGCGGGAAGGAAAGCCGGTTCGGGCAGTTGCTGGAGATGTGGGCGAAGAATTTGCAGCATTCAATCGACCAGGAACGGAACAAGATGATTGGAAGGATTGGGGTGGATCCGCAAGAGGTTGAGGGTTGATGAAGCGGTTGAGGGTTGATGAAGCGGTTGAGGGTTGAGGGTTGAGGGTTGAGGGTTGAGGGTTGAGGGTTGAGGGAAAGGATGGCCGCGAGAGAACGCAGAGAACACGAAAGAAAGAAAGTTATGACGACGTTTTTAAAGGGGTTGAAGCAGAAGGTGATTCCGCCGGAGGAGGTGCGGTTTGTGTTTGGGAGTATCGCGGATGATGACCGGCAATACCAGGCGATCGTGAAGTTTATCCAGGCGCAAAGCGAGGTGGAGGACGGGAACGCGCTGCGGCCGGGGTTGGCGAATGAGGAACGACAGTATAACGCGGGGCGCGCGGCGGCGGTGCAGGATATGCTGGTGCTGATGGAGCAGATGCGCGCCGGCGGTCGGGACCTGATTGCGAAGAATGGGAGGGAGTAGGGACGTGGGGAAGTTGAGGGTTGAGGGTTGAGGGTTGAGGGACCCCTCTCCCCTGCCCCTCTCCCCGCTTGGGCGGGGCGAGGGAAGGCAACGAACTGAAATTTTTATGAACGACGCGCAGGTAATCGCGAAACTCGAAAAGCGGATAGGAATTTCGGCTCGGGCACTTTTCAGGCCAGATTGGCCTAATTCCATCGACGCACTTCGGGTGGCGCTGGAGAAGCTAAGCGAAGATGAATGGAAGCGCCTGCATTTTAAGCTCGCTGAACAATGCGGCGCGAAAACGTCGGACGACTGCGCGCTGCTGCATGAGTGGCAATGGGTGTTTTGGACTCGACACTTGCTCACCATCCCACCGCACTACCTGGCCCACGCCATCGCGGAGGCATTGGAGGAGTTGCGACCGGACCCGGCGACGGTGAAGCCGCGTCCGCGGGATTTGTACGGAAGCGCTTGAAAGCGCCAGAGGACTGGCGCACTCCAAGACGCTAGCGCGAAATTGGTATTGAATCGGTTGGTGGTGGGTGTAGAAGGCGGGTGAGTGCAGATCGCTGAGTAAATCAAGGGAGGAACATTATGAAGTAAAGACCAGTTAGCTTCGGAGATTGAGTTAGAAGCCGCTCGGGGACGGGCGGCTTTTTTGCGTCAAGAGGGGAAAGTAGTCGTAGTTCGTCGTAGTTGGTCGTAGGGAGGCAAGAACTGGATTGAAGGGAGTCT